CAAAAGATGAGGTTAGACCTAAGGAGAAGATTGATCGGTTTAAGATTCGGCTATTTAGTGTGATGGACTTTCACCTGAATATTGTTTGTCGAATGTTTTGTATGCCGATAATCACGTATCTTTTGGGTCTTCCCTTTCTTAGTGAGTGTTTCGGTCAGATGAACGCAGGTTCAAGAGAGTGGACGAATTTAGCCAATTACTTAATCGCCAAGGGTGGTCTCGTTTTTGATATGGATTTTTCCTCTTTCGATACGAGTCATCACTCTCTTGCATTCGAAGCGGTTGCTAAGGTATTTTACCTTGTGGCACTCCGATTGCATTATGAACAGTGGGAGGCTGAGTTTGTGTACCATATGGTTTTGGTACTGAAGGTTCAGCTTTTGCGTTATCTGACGGATTACGTGATAAAGACGAAGGGGCTCCCTAGTGGTTACGTCTTGACTCTCATACTGAATTCTATTGTGAATTCTTTGTTGATGAGGATGGCGTTTGAGGTCTTAGTTGGTCTCTCCATGAAGGAGTTTAAGAAGCATGTGCATGCCGCTACTGTCGGTGATGACAATGCTTCTGGTGTGTCGGCAGAAGTGTCTGAGAGATATAATATGTTGACGATTGCTCCGCTCTATAAGAGTTGGGGTTATGTGGCGACTCCTGCGTCGAAGAGCGGTGCTTTGCAGAAATTCTTGTCCTTGTCGGACTTGACATTTCTCAAGCGTCGCTTTCTTTTTGATGCAGAGCTAGGTTTCTATATGGCTCCTATAGAGTGTGACTCTATATATAAAGCATTGTGCTTTGAGAGTATGGAGAAAGGCGTGAGTTCGGCCCAGAGGTTGGTCGACGTAGCTGCTAATTGTCAGAGAGAATCTTTTCTCCATGGGAAGAAATTCTTTGATGAGATGGTAGCGTATCTAAAGGAGACGTTTGACAAGCATCAGATGCTTCACGTTTTCCTTGAGTTACAATACGTTGACCTTCAGACTGAGTTTCTGGAAGGCACGTTTAGGACTATTGCTTGCTAGCAATGCCGTAGACGGATGGTCCCCGTATTTTGATTGTGGTGTATAGCCCAGATGGTGGCTTTAAACTCCGACGTGGCGTCTCGTTAGCGACGCTGTCTTCAGGTTATGCATAGTTATGGGTTCGGTTTTGTACCGTTTCACGAATCCTAGAACTACCCTGCCTGTTGGCTAGAAATGCCAACTTCGTGTGAGCTTGAGGGAGCTCTCACGTCTTAATTACCCTTGCTGATTTCAAAG